TGCCGCAAATCCTTGGCTTCTTCCAACAGAAGCAAGAGCATAAGAACAAGATTGAGACTATGCGCCTGCAAGGTGAGATGGCAGCACAGGGTGTGCAGCTTCAATTGCAGGTCATGGACAAACAGGCTGAGATTGAGGAAACAAAGGCGATATACAACTATGCTAACCCATCTTCTGGATTTGCTGCACAGCTTGCAGCCAGTGTCCGCCCTGTTATCACCTATCTGTTTTTTGCTCTATTCATGGCAACCAAGGTCGTGATCATGGTCAAGGTAACGGAACAGGGTGGGGATTGGATGTCCGGCGTTGACCTGATGTTTGACGACGAAACCAAAGGACTATTCGCTGCGATTATTTCGTTCTGGTTTGGTAACCGCGCTGTCAGCAAGTACATGGGTAAAAAATGATCCTGACCAAAGATCACATCATCCACATCCTGCACGGCAATGCAGATGCAGCGGCTTGGGCGGATGCCGCAATGGAAATCCTGCCCAAATATGAGATCAACACACCCAACCGTATTGCGGGATTTTTCGCGCAAACAGGCCATGAGAGCATGAATTTTACGGCGCTGTCCGAAAACCTGAACTACCGCGCCGAAACCTTGGAAAAGCTTTTTTCCAAATATTTTTCCAAGGCCGGACGCAACGCAGCGGACTATGCCAAGCAGCCTGAAAAGATCGCCAATATCATCTACGGTGGCCGTATGGGCAACGTGCAAGAGGGCGATGGCTACCGCTTTCGTGGGCGCGGCGTAATCCAATTGACCGGGCGCGACAACTATACGGCGTTTGGCAAGAGCGTTGGCATGTCGCCAGAACAGGTGATCGACTATGTCCAGACCAAGAAGGGCGCTCTGGAAAGTGCTTGCTGGTATTGGAACAGCCGGAAGATCAATGCAGCCTGCGACAAGTCCGATATAACTCTGATGACGAAGCTGGTGAATGGTGGGACGATTGGCCTAGAGGATCGCCGCAAGCACTATGAGCAGGCTTTGGATGTGCTTGGCGGTGCAGTCCCGGCCCCGATTGCCAATGCTGCGGCCATACCAGGTGTCCTCAAAAAGGGTTCCACGGGCGAAAACGTCAAGCGGTTGCAGGCCGAACTGGGGCTTGAAGACGATGGCGTGTTCGGACCCGGCACCGAAAGCGCGGTCAAAAAGTGGCAGGCCGCCAACGGGCTGGCCGCTGATGGCATCGTCGGACCTAAGACATTGGCTAAACTGCTCGGATGATGTAAGGTCATCGCAGACACAGGGGTGACGGCATGGCTGGCTTGACTTACACCACATACAAGACGCAGATCGCACAGATGGCGGTCGTGGCGGAGGATGACCCAAACTTCTTGGCCATCCTGCCCATGATGATCGACTATGCCAACCTTCGCATTTGCCGCGATCTGGACTTGTTGTTCACGTCCGTGTCTCTGCACGGCTTGGGGTACAAGTTGTCGGCGGGCAATCGGAACCTGTCGTTCTCGCAAGACTTGGGTAACGGCACATCCTTCGTGGTCAGCGAACAGATCAACCTGATCACCCCCGCTGGTGACATTGACCCCGACCTTGCAACCCGCACCCCGCTGATGCCCACCACCAAAGAGTTCTTGGATGCGGTCTACGGGTCGTCACTGCCACCAAATCAGGGCCAGCCGAAGTATTTTGTGCCGTTCAACGACACGCTGTTCCTTGTCGGACCCGTGCCTGATGTGGACTATTACGTTGAAGTGGTTGGCACGATCCGCCCTGCGCCATTGGCTGCCGCTGTGCCGACAACCTTCATCAGCCAGTACTTGCCCGACCTTCTGGTCATGGTTTCGATGATCTACATCTCAGCCTACCAGCGGAACTTTGGCAAGGAAAGCGACGACCCACAGATGGCGCAGAGCTACGAAAACCAGTACCAGTTGCTGTTGAAGTCGGCTGGTGTCGAAGAGGCCCGCAAGAAGTTCGAAAGCGCGGCATGGTCGTCCCAAGGTCCGGCAACCGTTGCCAGCCCAACGCGAGGCTAACAGATGCCCCATGCAAGCCTAAAGCTTATCCCAGGTGTTGATCAGAACCGCACTCCGGCCCTGAACGAAGCTGCTGTTTCTGAAAGCAACCTGATCCGCTTTATGCCAGATCGGCAGGGTTTAGGCTTGCCCCAAAAGCTTGGCGGCTGGACACGGTTCATCCAAAACGCGCAGTGGAACACTGTTCGCGCTCTCCACGCATGGTCCGACATCAACACCCACAAGTATCTGGCAATTGGGGCCGACAACTCTTTGTTTGCCAGCGAAAGCGGCGGCACGGGCATCAACATCTCGCCGCAATACTACACGGCCAACATAACAACCGACTTCACCACCGTCAGCGGAAGCTCTGAGGTTGTCATCACCGACACGGGGTCCAACGTTTCATCGTACGACTCAATCTACATCCAGACGCAGGTCAGTGTGGGCGGTCTTGTGCTGTTTGGGTTTTATCCTTGCCAGCAGAATGGCGCGAACACCTACAGCATCTTTGCCAAAAACGTTATCGGAACATCAACGCCAGCCACATCAAGCGTCACAAATGGTGGCGCTACCCCTGTCTTCAAAACAACAATTAACCCGTCCACCCAAACTGTGACCGTCACATTGGCGGATCACGGCTATTCTGTCGGGTCTACCTTTCCAGTTTTGGTGTCCACGGACGTGGGGGGGATTTCCCTTTCTGGGAACTATATCGTCACAACGGTTCCAAACAGCAGCACCTTTACGATTGCCGCAGCAAACGCGCCAACCAACGTCCTGACCATCACATCCGCAAGCTGGCTGGCATCCGTTGCCACCATTGGCGTAAGTGGTTCGGCAATCATTCCAATCGGCACATCGGTGGTTGTGGCTGGCATGACGCCCGCTGGCTACAATGGGACGTACACCGTCACGGCGTCCTCCGCCGGATCGTTCAGCTACACGCTGGCCAGCAACCCTGGCGCTGCAACTGTCTTTGGAACCGTTACCGCAGACGCCACAACCTACAAAATGAACAGCGGCCTGTCGCGGATAAATTACTACATTGGCCAACAGCCGACGACACCGCCGATTGGTTATGGCGCTGGCGGCTACGGGGACGGCGGGTACGGCACTGGGGTTGTATTCACTGGCACAGGCAGGGTCTACACGGGTATCACCATTGTCGGAAATGGCACCACGGCTACCGTCACGTTGCCAACCAATGTCTATGTTCCCGCCGGAACCCGCGTCACCGTCAGCAGTTCAACCAACTTCAACGGCACTTACACGGTTGTCAGCGGCACGGCTGGTACGTCTTCCAGCACTTTTGTCATAACCGTTGCTGGCGTGTTTACAGATACGGGGACGACAATCACCGTGACGGCGTGGGGCTTTGAAATGCCCACGCCTACAGAGCCAGACTGGGCGCTGGACAACTGGGGTGAATATCTGATCGCATCGCCCCACGCTGGGGAGATTTTTTACTGGAACCCGTCAGATACGAGTGGTCACGCGGTTGTTGTGCCTAATGCACCTTTGGTCAACGAAGGCTGTTTTGTGTCCATGCCGGAGCGCCAGATCATCGCCTTCGGCTCCACATTCACAGGCTTCCAAGACCCACTGCTTGTGCGGTGGTGTGATGTCGGCAACTTCACCAATTGGGTTGGCACGGTCACCAACCAAGCGGGTTCGTATCGTATCCCCAAGGGTTCCAAGATTGTCGGTGCCATTCAGGGTCCGCAACAGGGCTTGCTGTGGACCGACCTTGCCCTGTGGTCGATGCAATACATCAACCTGCCGCTGGTCTACTCGTTCAACGAAGTTGCGTCTGGCTGTGGCTTGGTGGGCCGGAAGGCCGCCGGAACGCTGGCTGGCACCGTCTACTGGATGAGCCAAAGCCAGTTCTTCAAGCTGTCCGGCAGCGGTGTGGAACCCGTCCAATGCCCGATCTGGGATGTGATCTTCCAAGACATTGACACCACCTATTGGCAAAACGTGGTGTGCGCCCCCAACTCTCGTTTTGGTGAGATTTCTTGGTATTACCCCACCATTGGGTCCGGCGGTGTTGCAACCAAATACGTCAAGTACAACGCGCTGACGAACCAGTGGGACTTTGGCACACTGACCCGCACGGCGTGGATTGACCAAGGCGTGAATGGCCCGCCGATTGGCGCTGGTGGCGATTACAATATCTACCAGCACGAAACGTCGAACAACGCCGATGGTGCGCCGATCAACTCGTTTTTCCAGACGGGTTACTTTGCCATTCAAGATGGCGAACTCAAGACCTTCTTGGATCAGGTGTGGCCGGACATGAAGTGGGGCCTCTACGATGGAACCCAAGGGGCCACCGTGACCATCACATTCTACACGGTAGACTACCCTGGCGACACGCCACGGACGTATTCCTTCACGGTCACGCAAGGCACCGACTTTGTCACCCCAAGGTTCCGCGCAAGGCTTGTGGCGATCAGGGTTGAAAGCAACGACCTCAACTCATTCTGGCGGCTTGGAAACATCCGATACCGTTACCAACCTGATGGGAAATTCTGATGTCATCGCTCTCAGACATTCTTACCGCCGCAAAGAACATCGTCACCGCCATCAATGGCGTGGGTCAGACTTACCTCAAGGTTCAGGGGGCCATCAGGTCAAACACCTTAACCGCCACTGCCTTGGTGTCGTCTGGGCAGGGCCGCTTGGCGTCTGTCAGCGTGATTGTGGCCGGATCAACTGACGCCATAATCTACGACAGCAACATTGCCACTTCACTGACCAACGCCCTTGCCGTTGTGGATAACCTCCTTGGCGTCACAGTGATCAACATGCCCTACAACAACGGACTGGTAGTGGTCCCCGGCACGGGCATGACCCTTGTCGTATCGTACTCGGAAGGATAACGAGATGCCGCTCAAGAAGGGTTCATCCCAAGATACCATCTCCGACAACATCTCTGAGATGGTTGCCGCCGGACACCCCAAAAAGCAGGCCGTGGCGGCAGCACTTCGCACCGCCCGCGCCCGTGGGGGCAAGGTCCACAAGGGTGCCATCCATAGCTCTGTGGCGGGCCGCACGGACCACCTGCCGATGCACGTTGCCTCTGGCTCCTACGTCATCCCCGCCGACATCATCTCGGCGATGGGCGAAGGCAACAGCATGGCGGGCTTCAAGATCGCCAAAGACATCTTCAGCGTCAAAAACATCACTAAGGGTACGCCCTACGGTGAAAAGGGCCTGCCCTACAGCGTATCCGCGCCGCGCAAGGCTGGTGGTGGGGGCGCTGACAGTGGTCAGGCAGCCAATAGAACAACTGGTGGTGGCGGTGCTGACATGGGTCAAGCGGCCAACCGTGCGCCAGTGGCACGTCCTGCCCCTGTGGCACGGCCTGTCGCTGCCCCAAATCGAGACAATAATGGCAACAACGGTGGCTATTCACAGCGTCCCCAAGCCCGTCCGGCTGACTTGGCACCCGCACAGGCCGACCGCTACACGGGCCTGTGGGACATGATCAACGGTGGCGGCAAGGGCGCTGGCTACACAAACCTTGGCGATATGTTCAACGGTGGCGGCATGGGTGCTTCGCGCAGGGGTCCAACCACTGGCGTTGTGGCCCCCGCCGCTGGCACCGCCGCAGCACCAGCAACAAATCCATATCAAGGTACCTTCTTCAACAAGATGAAACCTTTGCTTGGTGCCATTGTGGGGACTGGGATGGGCATTGGGCCAGTGGCTGGCTACACGGCGGGCAAGGGGTTTCAAAAGGACGATCAGGGTCAATCAAAAGTTGGCAGTTTCTTTGGAATGGCTGCTGGTGGTGCAACTGATGGGGTGCCGATTGTGGCCGCTGGCGGGGAGTATGTTATTCCGCCGGAAGATGTTGTACATATCGGTGGTGGCGACTTGGACCACGGACACAAGGTCTTGGATGCTTTCGTGAAAAAGATGCGTCAGAAAACCATCAAAACACTGCAAAGCTTGCCGGGTCCAAAAAAGGATTAAATATAGATGACCCAAATCTACGTCCGCGAGGGGATTGCTGAAGACTTCAACGAGGTGATGCGTATGTCCATCGACGCCACCCGCGAAAATGCCTTCGTGGAGCCGGACATTCCAATGTTGCAGAACCACATATATGCGGCGCTTACCAAGCAGATGGGCTTGGTTGGCGTCATCGGGGGTGACGCGGGCGAACCACTGGAGGCCATGATTATCTTGAGGATCGGGTCCATGTGGTATAGCCACGAGAACATCTTGGACGAGAAGGCAATCTATGTCGCGCCAGAGTTTCGGTCGGCAAAAGGCGGTCGCGCCCGCAAGCTTGCGGAGTGGGCGAAGACCGTTTCAGAAAAACTTGGTATTCCTCTGGCAATTGGGGTATTGTCGAACACAAGGACTGAGGCGAAAATCCGTCTCTACGAACGTGTGTTCGGCGCTCCGGCTGGGGTCTACTTCCTGTACAACGCCAAAACGGGCCTGACTGAAGGATAAACGGAATGGGCGGCAAGAAGGCAACAACGACCTCATCGGTGTCTATACCGCCAGAGGTTTTGGCGCGCTACAACGCAGTCAACACGCGGGCGGAAACCGCCGCCACTACGCCATACGAGGCGTTTGGCAAGACGGCGTCAGACTATGTTGCCCAACTGAACGCTCGGCAGAACGCTGGCTTTAACGACATCAACGCCACGGCTGGGTCTTACCTGCCCTACATGACGGAAGCCACAACGGCCACGCGGGCGGGCTTGGGGCCTGCCTACGAGGGCATCGACAACTACATGTCGCCCTATATCAAAAACGTGGCAGACACCACTGGGGCCTACCTGCGCCAGCAGCAAGAGCAGGCTCAGTCCGGCGCGCTTGGCAACGCCATCTCATCTGGGGCCTTTGGTGGTGACCGCGCGGGCATCGCCGCAGCCAACCTGCAACAGCAGAACCAAATGGCTTATGGCAAGACGATGGCCGACATCCTGAACCAAGGCTACACGCAAGCCCTTGGTGCCTCTCAGGCCGATCTGGCGCGTCAGTTGCAGGGCGGATCACAGTTGGCTGGCCTAGGCGCTCAGTCGCAGCAATTGGGCCTACAGGGCGCGCAGGCGAAGATCGCGGCTGGCACGATGGAACAGCAAACCGAGCAGGCTGGCAAAGACGCCATGATCAACCAGTTCATGCAGGAAAAGGGTTACCCCTTCCAAGTCGCCCAGTTCCTTGCCAACATTGCCACTGGCACTGGTGCCGCCGCTGGCAGCACCACCACGACCCAGACCCCGCGCAATTGGCTGGGTTTTGCCTCTGGCGGTGTTGTTGGACCACGCACCTACACGCAGAGCGGCATTGGCGGCGAAGGTTATGTCCCCGCTGGCGATCTTCCAGTTGGCCAGTTGATGGTGGCCCAGCCGCCGGAACAAGGACAGAACGATAAAACTGAAGACATCATCAAGATGATCGCCTCCACGATGGGCATGGCGTCAGGCGGCGTTGCTGGTGGTCGGCACGGCTATGCGCTGGATGGGGGTGTCTCCTATCCCGCTTTGAACACTGAAGACCTGCGCCGTGAACAAGAAATTCGAAAACAGTTGGCGGCTGGAACAGGGATCATTGGCGATCTTAATCAAGATGCCTTGATGCGCGCACCTCTAAACCCCGCTAATATGGGTCTGGCTGGCCGTCCTGCGCCGCAAATGGTTGCACCCACTGGGGTAGCGCCTACCGAAACTGCGCCCATTGTTCCTGCGCCGACCGTAAAAACTGGCGTTGTCACGCCTGCTGTTACGCCCCCAACTGGCGGGGTTGGTGGTTCTGGCGTTGCAGATGATGCAATGGTGGCTGTTGGCAAGCCAAATCTTTCCAGTCTTGTATCTCCCACCCAAACATCTTCTGTGATTGACCAAACACCAGCAACCTTGGAAACCAAACCGTCCAACTGGGATATAGCCGACACGGGTCTTGCCCCGACTGGCGGTTACAAAGCAATTGTGCCTGTTAAGACACAACTTGATTTCGTCACATACGAACTTCAGAAGCCTGAGTATAAGGGCTATCTTGAAAACACCTATGCCACCCCAGCGCAGGCGGCGGTTGCTTTCGAACAGATTTACGAGCGCGCAAAAGGCGCGGGCAATGATGTCGCGGCGGCCAATGCAACCGACATTTACAACGCCGCACAGAATGGTAAGCTCAACGACTTGCCGCCCAACGTGGCAACGGCTTACAATCACTTTATCCAAACTGGCATGGACCCGATCCAAGCCGCAGGTGCCACTGGGCGCTTGATGGTTGAAAGCTATGCCCACCTTGACCCGAACGCGCGCAACACCCTCGGTGGTGGGAATGGAACTTACGGCCTTGCCCAATGGCGCGGATCGCGCATGGAAGAGCTTGCAAACTTTGCTGGCGTCCCCTTGGAAACTTTGGCAAATGCTCCTGTTTCGACCCCTGAAGGCCGCTACTATTCGCATGGTGCAGACTTTACTGGTGGCCTTGGTGGCGGTCGTCAAGTTTCTGGTGATGGCTTGGACGGCGCAAACATGGCGCGGCAACGTGACGGCCTCTTTACCAACAACAAGCCCTATGATCAGCGAAACGCAATTGGCAAGTTCTTCTACGATCCAAACACTGGAAAGCTGGACAAAAACGCGCTTTTGTCGGTCCTGATGGGAGTTGGCAAGGCGGCGGAAGCCCAAACGATTTCTCCGCTGGGTGGCATCCTATCCGGCATCGGTGGCGGCGCAGAAGCCTATAAGGGCCTTGTGAAGCAACAGGCTGACGTTGCTGCGACGAACATTGACAACATGCGTAATATCCAAATGGATACTATGACATACAACGAAATGAACGGCACCAATCTGACGCCACAGCAGTATGCCTCTATGATTGGCGCAAGCTACCAAATTTCAACAGGCATCGGCCAGCCAATTGGTGGCGATAAGATGACTTGGAACGAATACCAAAACGGTGTTGTTCAGGTGGGCGGCAGAAGCGTAAAGATGCAGGATGATCCTGTGTCCATACAAAAATTCATCTCTGACAATTCGATGTTCCCCGCAGAATCGCCAATCGGCAAACAAGTTGCGGAAGCAAGGCTGCACTTGAACGACATCAACAACTCTGGTGGCATGACGATTGATGCAAACGGTCAACAGTTCCAAATACCAGGGTACACGGAAGTTGGGAACGTTCAGGCTAAAACCGTTGCTGACCAAGAGGCTGCCGCTGCGTTCCGTGCTGCGGCTGGTGATGCACTCAATTCTTCTGCCCAACAACTTGCTGCTGTGAAAACGCTTGAAAGCGTTTACACAACAATGGAACCAGGCAAGTTTGCAAATGTTGGTGCGGAAGCTAGTGCCATTCTATCTGCGCTTGACCCAAGCGACATCACAGGATGGCAAACAAAGTACGATCTAACTGACCCCGCCCAGTATGAAATTGCCATGAAGGGTGCAGGCGAGATCATGGCAACACGTCTAAGATCAATGCCTGGCGGTGCGCCTGCCGCAGAACTTGACATGCTGTCAACCGTAACGCCAACGCCAAATATGCAGCCAGAAGCGGTCAAAAAGCTTTTGGCCATCACAAAAGCTGACGCTCAGTACCGCTTGGATATGTACAACAACTATGATCCAGCCGTGCATGGCAACGATGTAAATGCGTATATGAAGCAGTTTGCTGATAGCGGCAAAACGTTTACGCGGTACGTTGAAGAAGCAATGGCATCCATGCCAAGGTTTGCTGGGGAAGGCATTGAACCATCCGCAGCCGAAGCTGAACTGATCCGGCGTGGTTATAAGCGAAATTCTGAAGGAAAGCTGGTGAAACCATAATGGCTGGTCTTGATCTTTCCGGCGTGTCCGATGAAGAGCTTCTGAACGCAACTCAATCTCCTCAAGCCGCAAAGCCGTCAGGGCCAAGCGATGAGGAATTGCTGACGGCTGCTGGACAACCTCCAGCCAAACCAAATACCGCAGAAGACATGGCGAAGTCTTTTGGCTCTGGAATTGTCCGTGGCGCAACTTCTCTTGTTGATATGCCCAGCGATATCGTTCAGGGCGGGTTGGGCATGGTAGAACGCGCCACTGGTTATGACATCCCAGAGTGGGCAGAGCGTGGTTCGGTGGCCATGTTGCCAGGGGGTATGAACCGCGCCGTAACTGGTGAAAGCAGCAAAGAGCAAATCACCCGCGCACTTCCATCCGTGATGGGTTACAAGCCCAAAACTACTGCCGGAAGATATTCAAGCACCGTTGGGGAATTCCTGCCAGGGGCTGTAGCTGGACCGGGCGGCGTAGCCCGAAACATCATTGCGGGTGGCATTCTTCCAGCCCTTGGAAGTGAGTTTCTTGGCCAAACTTTTGAAAATTCAAGCAACAAGTATGTCGAACCAGCGGCTCGGCTGGTTGGAGCTATTTTGGGAGGTTTCGGCGCGAACGCCCTTGAAGGTTTTGGCCGTAAAGTAATCTCACCTGGTGGCGGTGCATCACCAGAACGCTTGGCGGCGGCAGATACGCTTGAAAAAGCAGGCGTTAAGGTGACGGCTGGACAGAAGACAGGATCGCCATCCATCCTTGCCGCAGAAGGCGACACTGCCGCAGGGCAAGCTTTTGCTGGTGCAGCGCCAGACAGCCCGCAGGCACAGGCGTTTACCGCAGCAACCATGCAGAAACTTGGGAGCAATTCACCAGTTGCTTCCGAAGAGGCTATGGATGCGGCACAAAAGGCAATTGTGGATCGGATGCAAAATGCCGTGGCTGGCGTTGATGTGATGCCAACCTATCCATTGATGTCGTCTCTTAGCGATGCCAAAAAAGGATATTTTGCCAACACCAACGTAACCGTCCGCCCGCCGATCATTGAAGACATTATTGCTGAAGTTCAACATGCCGCAAGGACAGGGCAGCCAATTCCGGCGACCACTATGGCCGCTTGGCGCAGCAATCTTGGGAAACATCTGTACAGCACCGACAAGTTTGTTGCTGACGCTGCCTACGATGTAAGATCGGCTCTTGATGACGCCATTGAAAACTCAATGACGGCTGCGGGACAGCCAGAAAGAATGGCGGCGTGGCGTGAAGCGCGTGATCAATATCGCAACTATTTGGCGGCAGAAGCTGCCCTAAAGCCAAACAAAGATCGTGGCATCCTTGGCATCATTACGCCACAGGATTTGATCGGCGCTGTTCTGAAGCAGGATCGCCGTGGTGTGGTTACTGGCCGGAGGGGCGAGATTGGCGATCTGGCCAAGTCTGGTGTCCTTGTGGCCAAACCACTTCCAGCGCCACGCGGAAATCAAACCTTGCGTAAATTTGCGCCATTAGCGGAACTTGCTTCTGCATTGCCTGCTGGATTTGGTGCGCTTCAGGGTGCGGCTTTCCTTGGTCTTGGTCCAGTCGGTACGGCCCTAACCACTGGCGCTGCAATAGGTGTTCCTATTGCCGATGCAGCGCGAAGGGCAATCATGCGTCAAGCAATGAGGCCGATGGTTCAGAAATATCTTGGCAACCAGCTTGTGAACCCCGAAATCCCATCAAGTGCTGTTGCGCCTGCCTTAAGGGGTGCAGCAACGTCTCTTGCCATGCAGGATGACCGCCAAGGCCGCAAGTCGGGTGGCCGCGTGTCTTCGCATGATGCGGACGCAGACCAGTTGGTCAAGGCCGCAGAACGTGCTAAGAAGGGCTGGAGCGCCGAAACCGAACCGCTGCTGAACCAAACCGATGACGCGGTGGCCCACGCCCTAGAAGTTGCGAACAGGAGCATCTGATGACCACGACAAACAAGGGCCTTACAGACCCCGCCAACGGCTCCCTGAACTGGGACACGCCCCTGAACGCCAACTTTGACATCATCGACAAGGCGTTCGGCGGCACAGTGTCCAAAAACGTCACGGCCCTGACGGGGACAATAACCCTTGCCGAAGCGGACTATCAGAACATGACCATCGTGTTTACGGGGACGATTGGCGCAAACCTGATCTACCAAGTGCCATCGGGCGTTGGCGGTCAGTGGCTGCTTATCAACCAGACCACGGGTGCATTCACGCTGACCTTCCGCACGGCAGCCGCCGGAACCTCGGTCGTGGTCCCGTCCGGCGCAAACGTCACCGCGTACTCAAACGGAACCAATATCTACTTTGAGAACGCCTTGGTCAGCCCGATCATTGTTGGCGGTGGCACCCAAAGCTGGACAATCACTTCCAGCGGCACAAACCTGACGTTCTCTTACAATGGGGTGGCCAAGTTCCGCCTGCAAAGCGATGGGGCCTTTATTGCCGCTGGTGATGTCACGGCATATGGAGCGCCGTAATGACACTACCATCGGGCGGAAATGGTGCGCCAATTACCCTTGCTGAAGTCCAAACGGAGTTCGGGGGGGCAAACCCTATCAACATGTCCGAATACTACCGTGGTGGCCCCTACGTCACCGCCAACAACACAAACGTGCCAACCTCTGGTGCCATTTCTCTGAGCAACTTCTACGGTGCAAACAAGAGTTTCATCGTTACCATATCGTCCAACTCGACCAACGTTGATGTGGCCGCGCTTCTGACGAACGCTGGCTGGGACGGCAATCGGTTCTTTCAAGTGACCATTGACGCTGGCGTCACTGCTTATGCCACATCTACAGGGGTCGCTGGACTAACCATCAACGGGTCTTACCCCCTCGGCTTCACCATCGTGAACAACGGCGCGATCATGGGTGCTGGCGGCGCTGGTGGTGTTTATTCTACATTTAATGGCGGCGCTGGTGGCCCAGCCCTGTCCATCACAAACTCGTCCACAACAGCACCAATGTCGGTCGTGAACAACTCCGGCGCTTACATCGCAGGTGGTGGCGGTGGCGGCGGCGGTATGAATAACTACGGCGAAATGTACGGCGGTGGTGGCGGGGGCGCAGGGGGCGGTTCTGGGGGTCAAACTCTACAGGCCCGCGCAATGGCATTTGGCGGCGCTACAGTCATGGGTTCGCCAGGCTATGGCGGCGGCATCGGCGCATCTGGCGGCGGCGGTTCTGGTTACAACTGTAACGGGTCTTCTGGCGGTGGTTCTGGCGGTGGTGGTGGTACATGGCGCAATGACGGCACATCATCCACAAGAAACGGTGGTAGCTCTGGTGCTGGCGGCGGGCGTATCCTACCTGGTTCAGGTGGCGCTGGTGCAAGCGATAGTGAAACCGCTGGTTCTGGCGGTAGCGCAGGGGACGTTGGCGGAACTGGCGGTGGTGGTGGTGGCGGCGGTGGTTGGGGTGCTGCGGGTGGCGCTGGCCCGAACGGCGCAACTGGCGGTGCAGGCGGCGCGGCTATCACCAAGAACGGCAGCACCGTGACCGTGACAAACTCCGGCACCATCTACGGCAGCGTTGTCGCTTAACTGTCACGGCTAACCTCGGCCTTGATCTTGCCGATGTGCATGGTGTTCAGCAGAACCATGCCAACAGAATAGAAGCCCGCGTTGTCTGACTTGCGGTAGAACTCTTCAGCGATGATGAAATCGCGTTCGTTCAGGTCTTCCAAAAGTTCTTCGATGCTGCTGACGGGATATTCGCAGATCACTTGGTGGACCAGTTCGCCCTTGCGGGATGGCATGTTCAGCGTAATCAAGAACCTCATCGGCGGAATAACCTCATAACTTCGCGCTCAAGGTGGGGCCGGATCAGGGCGGGTGCCTTGTCCAGCGCCGCACGGCGCGCCTCTTTGGTCTTTAGCTTGAGAACCGCCGTTGCGCCATCGTAAATGTATTTGCTGCACACCGACTGAATGCCAGCGTCTTCGCTCTCCAGCGCCACCTCACCCATCAGCACGGCCCTGATGCGGTCGCTGGGCCGCCTACCGCGCCAGATAGGCATGAAGTGCCTCCCACGCGGCATCTACCCCCAGCGCCACGCAAACGAAGCACCCAGCGTCCTGTGCGGCCCGCAGATAGGTAAGCTGCGCTGTGCGAAGCTCCGACTGGGTGTGGTCGCGGCGCTTAAGCTCACAGACGAACGCAGGCGCGCCAGGGATAAGAATGTCGGGTGCGCCTGCGGTCATGCCCTCGGCCTTGTGCGTGGCGGCCTCCAGATGCGTCCTCTTGCCCTCGTTGCGGACGTGGAATGCAATGACCCCCAGCGTGTCGGGGTATTCGCGGCGGAGGCGGTTAAAAAAGGTGACCTGCTCCAAAGCTTCCTTTGGGCAGGCCCCACGGTAGTTCAGATCGCCGTAGACCCTTATGTCATTCGGGAGGTGCATCCGCTGGCCCATTGTAACCCAGAACATTGTAGAAGTTCGTCTGGGGATTTAATTTATAAGTAATCGTCTTGGGTTTTACCCCACCAAGCGCACCAAACTGGTTGGTTTCCCGAACGGATGCGGGGTGCTTGGGGTGACGCATGACCCAGTATGAGAATGACCTGTATTCGGTCACCACGTCAACCTTCAATGTCGCGTTGCCGCTGCGGGACAAAGCGTTCTTCACGTCAAACAGGATCACGTTGTCGGTCTGGCGCTGCGTGGGGTCTTTCTTCATGGCCTTGAACGCCAGCTTCAGCTTGTCGTTTGGGTTGACGATCTCGCCCTTGCAGGTGGAGCAATGCCGCGCCGCAATGTCGTTGTCGGCCTTGCAGTGGGGGCAGGGCTTGGATGTCCAGCGGTAGCCGCACTGTTCGCGCTCACCAGCCACAGTGTCGGATGCGCGGCATCGGCGACCGAAGTGCGCGGGCATGGCCCCCCACTCGGTGGTGATGCGGTTGTTGTCGAGGTCCAAGAAATATCCGTTTCCGTCGATGGGATATCCCTCCTTGTTGGGGCGGGCGATAAACTCGTTCTCGACGCCACACCACTCGCATTCGCAGGTAACAAACTCGGCCTCTTGGGTACCTTTTTTGGCTTTGACCTTGGGGTTGAACACGTCCCCATCGGGGCAGTGGCGGGGCAGGTTTTCAGCATAGTCAAGGATGAAGCAGGTGTCCTTGCCCTCGTCCACGCGCAGGCCCCGACCGATGATCTGTTGCAACAATCCCACGCTTTCGGTCGGGCGCAGGATGGCAATCATGTCAACGTGGGGCGCGTCGAACCCCGTGGTCAGCACCGACACATTGACCAGATACTTGATCTTCTTGGCCTTGAAGTCCGCAATGATCTGCTTGCGCTCCGGCTTGGGCGTGTCTGCGGTGACCAGCGCCGACAGTTCGGGTGGCAGGGATGCCATGCACTCCTTGGCGTGTTTGACCGTGGCGGCAAAGATCATCACGCCACGCAGGTAGGCGGCCTGATCCACGATGTCGGCCATGATGGCGGCGGTCTTGCGGCCATGCCCGTGGAACGCGCGGTCAATGTCGGCGGCGTCAAACTGGCCACGGCTGTTCAGTTCCAAGCCAAGCGTCTGGTACCCAACGGCCCCAGCCTTCCCGATGGTGGGCTTGGTCAGGAAGCCCTGTTCGATCAGTTCGTAGGCTTGGATGCGGTAGACGCAGGCTTCGAAGTAGGGGTCTTTGGTCTGGTCTTCGCGGACGGGCTTACCATCGGCCCAATACTTGAAGATGTAGCCCGTGTTCATGCGGTAGGGCGTGGCGGACATCCCCATCACGCGCAGCATGGGGTTCACCTTCCTGATCTCGTCCACGATCTCTTTGACCGTGTTGGTCAGGCCGTGGCATTCGTCAATCACGACCGCCGCAAACTCGCTGCCAAACCGCTTAATGGAATTGATCACGGTGCCAGGCGTCCCAAAAACCACGGGGTGGCGCAGGCTTTTCTCTCCGGCGCTGGCCGAAAAGATCGAACACTTCGCGCCCGTCAGGCGGAACTTGTCGGCGTTCTGGTTGACCAGTTCGGCGCTGGGGGCGAGGCACAGGATGTGCTTGCCCTTGGAAATGCCGTGGATGGTGTCGGCCAGCGCCGCGATGATGTGGGACTTACCCGCCCCCGTGGCTGCTTCGATGCAGCACGGGGCGGTGTTTCTCTTGATCCAACGAATGATCTCGTCGTGGGCTTCTTGCTGGTACGGGCGTAGGGTCATGGTCATCTCCGTGGTTGGTGCCGTGATTATTGCCACTTTTAATACGAAGACGCAACAGTTCTTTTCTTGTATTCCCTGACCGCCTCAACAATTTTAGCAAGCGCGGATGCGCTGTTCTTGTTCAACGCCTGTGTGACGTAGTTGAACGGGAAACCCAGCGCATCGTTGGCGGCCTTCTGGTTAGGGAAGGTGACGCCTTCGATGGTGATGGGCTGGGGCAGGCCGCGCTTGCACCCATGTCTTTTGGGTTGCAGGCGGTCTTCCCTGCCCTCATTTATTGCCCGCCGGATGCAGACTGGCTTGACGTTGTAGGCTTTGGCAGCGTCTTCCACCGTGTCATAGATGACGCCCTTAATCTTTACGCGCATTCCCGATGATCTCTCTAAGTTTTCCGGCGTACCACTTGCCATCGTCAACGTCCAAATCCTCGCAATATTTGGCGCAGTATTCGACCGCATCGCGGCGGGCAGTTTCTAGCTGCCGCCGCAATTGCATGTTGATGTTGATCTGGCGCTGAAGTTGATCTTCGATGTTCATTTCAGTGTCCAGTAAGATGAGGGTTCGCCGCGCCATTTTTCCAGATCGGCGTTGGGGGCAAGCTCTTTGATCGCCTTGGCGTAGGAGATGGACCCAGCGCGATGCACTTGCGTAAACTTGCGACCGCAGATCGTGGCGTCCTGTCCGGCTGTCTCAAACACCAGATTGTCCAAGATTTCCTTCTTGCGGTCTTCAGCCTCTTTGATTTGGTTGGTGAGTACATCGTACTCTGCAATCAAATACTGGAAAGCAAGGCCATCCAGATCAAGCTTTTTTTCCGGCTCTGGCATACCTTCATCGCAGATCGCCAAGAACTCTTGGTAGAACGCCTCAAGCTTGGGTAGGTTTTCGTTGATCCACCCATGGTCAACGTCCACGATTTCAAGACAATGATCGTGCGGGGTCCACTGCCAGAAGTAGCAGGAAATCCGGTCGGTGCAGAACAACTGGATTTGTATCTGGGCGTAGTAATGGGGCTGGACGTTGATGCTTTTAAACGGCACGGGCTTGAGCTTGTCGCGCAGTCCATAGGGGCATTTGATCTCAAGCAGGGCATAGTCGCGCACATAACCGTCAGGACTAGCGCCGATCCATTCGTATTCAGGATGCACCACAAATGAGGCTGGGATCACATTGATGCCCTGATCGTACTCAAAAGCCTCGCGGGCCTCTTCTTCGTGGTTGGTCCCCCACGTTGTAGCAATGTTGCCAACAAACTCGCTGGGCAGCCCTTGATAGGCGCGCACCATCCGGCGCATCGCTTCGTCACGGCTGGTGTTGGGGTCAAGGCCGAGGGCAGCGCCCACCATTGACCCTGTGACGCGGCCCTTGCGGGCGGCAAACCATTCTGGTGATCTTTGTTCCATGTTTCTCACTCTGCGGTTGGGGGTGGAAGGGAGGGACCGAAGCCCCTCCCCGTTATTCTTAGAAGGGGATCGAATCCCCGTCCAGATCGCGGCTTGCGCGAGACGCAGCGCCAGCGGCCTTGCTTTGATGGTGGGCCATCTCAGACTTGGACTTGGCGATCTCTTCCGGCGACGACACCTTAGCCGCAGCCTTTGACGACACCGCGCCGACCCAGTTGCCACGGGCAACATCGCCCGTCATGCGGTCGGTCATTTCCCAAAGCATGACCTTGATGATCATTGGCTTGTTGGTGAGGTGCAGCGTCATGCTTTCGTCGGTCGGCATGATCGGCTTGGCAAGAAGTTTGCCCCCCGCGTTGCTGTCAATGGCCGCAAGCATCTTCTTGGCCTTGTCTCGCTTGGCAATTGCCTTGTCTTCGCCCTTAGCCGCAGCCGAAGGATCAAAGTCGGTGACCCAAAGCTTCTGGAAAACCTTGCGGTTCTCAAACTCTTCCGGCTGCATCACAGACCAGCGCAGCGAGATGAACTCGTCGCCCTTCTGGTTCTTGGACCACTTGGCCTCGTCAATGGCCGCCAACACATTGGTGTCGGACGGGATCGGCTGCATATTGCCGCCACCTGCGTCAAACTCGCCGCTTGCATTGTCGGCGGCGCTGCCGCCCTCAGATAGTCCCCAGAAATCGTCGCTCATTTTTTCTCTCCTTTAAGCAGATATGCAGCCAGCGGGTTCACGCCCGGCTTGACTTCAATGGGTTCGGTGATGCCGAAGCGGTTCTTGGACACGTTCGCGGCCATTGCGTGGCACACCAACTGGCGGTCGCCAGTGGAGATTGCCTTTTTCACGTCTCCATCGCCCTTGGTAAACATTTCTAGGCGCAGGAAGCCCACCAAATCGACGTTGTCGATATACGGCTGCATCGACTTTTCGTGCATCCGCATGGTGTACTTGGTGTACTGGCTGCCGTCCGGCGGGCTGACGGTCGTGGTGTCCGCGTGGGACAAAAACACAACGTTCATATTGCGGTCCAGCAGATACTCGCAGCCCTTGCGAAGGCGGCGGTGTTGCGACGACACCATGTTGGTGCCAGCGCCCCAGCCACCGAGGGCCTGATTGATGCTCTTGGGCTTGTTGGGGTCGGTTTCAACGACCCAGTCTGTGAACATCGTGTCAAGCGTTGACACGGTGTCGATTATCAACGTCTGATAATCGTGGTCTTCCTTGGCCAGCGCCCACAGTTGGGGCCAGAGGTCTTCAACGCTCTTGAGAACGGGGAAGGCGTCAGGCATGGGGCTGTTGGTGATCGACTTGAGGCCGTCTTCGGCCCGAATGAAGATCGGCTTCGGGAAACACGCGCCGAGGGATGTTTTCCCCAAGCCCGCCTCCCCGATGATGGTCACGGCCAGTGGCCGCAACGCGGGTTTGGTGATTTGGTCCAGTATAGACATGTTGCTGTTACTCCTTCTCACAACACCCTTGAACCTAGAGGCCGCGTGTGCGATTGTCAACAGGCTGTGTTCACGAAAGGAACAAATCGAAAATGGCAAAAGTAACAACGATACGAAAAGACATCGAGGACCAAGTTTCTAAGATACGCGCCGCGCTGAAGGATAGAATGTATTCTAAAGTGGCGGAAGCCGCTGGCCTTCATGTTAACACTGTAAGGAAGGTTGCCAAAGAAAGTGGTTTCAGATTTTCTCTGACTACTATAGAGAGGCTGGAGAGATACCTGTTCGGAGGACAAAAGTAGTATGGAATACCGCATTTATTGGGAGGCTGGATTTCGCGTCTTTGGGCTGTATGGCCGCGACAAGGACGGGAAATGCGAATGCGGAAACCCCAATTGCCCTGAAAAGTCGCTGTTCAAGCACCCGCGTGTGTCAAATTGGCAACACACACCCCACTGGTCGGAAGAGCAGTTGGACACGATGGAGCAGATGCGCCAGTTCAAGACTGGCTACGGCATCGCTTTGCGTGGCGTCCTTGTCATTGACGTTGACGCCAGAAATGGCGGCGTGGCCAGCTTTGCCAAGCTGCTGGAAGTCGTGCCAGAGGTGGCGGGCGCTGGCCTGATCGTCAACACTGGATCGGGCGGCGGCTCCAAGCATTACTATTTCCGCGTCCCCGAAGACGTGTCGCTGGTGATCCGGCTTGCCGACTATGCTGGGTTGGATTTCAAGTCCGGCGCTGCATTTGTTGTGGGGCCTGGCTCTGAACACGCCAGCGGCACCAAGTACGAGATCGCCTACGGGTCGCCGGATGAGATTGACGATGTCCCTGCGGCGTTGCTGGACATGTTGCGGGTGCCGGAGCGCCACCGCGCCGATCTGGGCGGTAAGATCGTAGACGTTAACGATGCGGAACTGGCCGAGATGCTGTCCCATGTGCGGGGCTATGACGACTATGAGGTCTGGGTGAAGATCGGCATGGCCCTGCACCACGCAACGGGCGGGGCCGCGTTTGACCTATGGGACCAGTGGTCACAGCAATCAAGCAAGTACGACACCGAAGAGATGGGGACGAAGTGGCACTCGTTCGGTCGGTCGGCCAACCCCGTGACGTTGGGGACACTGGTCCACTACGCCGAGGAGGGTGGCTACATCCAGCCCGTCACGTTCACGCCCACCAAGGAATTTGTGTTCGAGACGCCGGAAGAATATCTGGCACCCAAGGCCATCGACACCAGTTCGTTTGACGCGCTGCGTCCGCCAGGTCTTGCTGGGCAGTTGGCAACGTGGATTGAGAGCAGAACGAGACGCAAACGGGAGGCGCTTGCGTCCATGTCGGCGATCTGGGTGATGGGCGTAGCCTTTGGGCTACACTACCGCGACGACCGCGACCGTGCCACCACCAACCTGTTCGTGTTCAACGTGGCGGCATCGGGCAGCGGCAAGGACGGCATCTTGGGGGCCACCGCCGAGGTGTTGATGCACTGCGGCCTGTCGGCGGCTGTCCACGGCACCATCAAGTCCGAGCAGGAGATCGCGCGGAACCTGACCCGCCACCAGATGGCGGCCTACATGATGGACGAAGTGGGCTTCCTGTTCCAGCGGATCAGCAGCGCCAAGAAGTCTGGTGCATCGTACTTGGAAGGCGTGGTCGGCCTGTTGATGTCGGCCTATTCCAAGGCTGACGGTCGGCTGATGGTGTCTGGTGACCTAAAGGAAGAGATCAGGGGCCACCTCCGCAAGGAACTGATGCAGATCGAAAAGGTTATGGAAGAGAAGGGCGAGGCACCCCACCTGCTGACACGCGCGGCGGCGGTCACTTACCAGTTGGACACGCTGGACGCGGGTATTGACCGCCCGTTCTTGGCGATGACGGGCTACACCACCGAGAAGAACTTCAACGATCTGGTGACGTTTGAAAGCGCCACCACGGGGTTCATTGGGCGCGCCATCCTGTGCATTGAGCAAGAGACAGCGCCACCATCCAAGAAGGGCTGGCGCAAGATGGAACTGCCGGAGAACCTGCGCCTGACCATGCAGCAACTTGCGATGGGCGGATCGTTTGATGCCACCAACACCAGCAAGCGCGTGGAGCATTACGGGGAGCGGATTGAAATCCCGACCGCGCCGGACGCTTTAGAGATGCTTGAGAACATCAACGATCTGTTTGACCAGATGGCCTACCAGCACAAGGAAAGCACGGGGCTGGAGGCGCTGGCCCTGCGCGGCTACGAGCAGGTCAGCAAGGTCAGCCTGATCTTGGCGGTGCCAGAGGGTGTCCGCACGGTGGAGCATGTCCGCTGGGCCTACGCGCTGATCCGGCGCGACATCGAAAGCAAGATGCGGCTGGTGCTGGCCAACGACACCGACAAGACCGACCCAGCGCAGGCGCTGACCATGACGTTGTTGCAGACCGTTGACGGCCCAGATGGCGAGACGGCGGGCGTGATTGCGCGGCGTCTGTGCCGCAAGTGGAAGCGGCCCGACATTGACGCCGCACTCAACAAGTTGGTCGAGGCTGGCCGGATCACCAAGGAAGTGAGCATCCACAAATACAACAAATCGAAAAGTATTCGATATAGACTTGTACATTCCACTTGACGCAAGGCTTGAATTGTCGCAAGAGTTGAAAACGACCAACCACAACCATGGAGACTGAAAATGACCGACCGTTTTGCTGGACTTAACTATGAGGGTGACCGCCATAAGGGACAGCGCCTTGGCACGTTATGGTTTTCACCGCACGTTGAAGGTGATGTTACGCTGTCGCCGCTTTTTGACGAACTGGATTACATTGCGTCACTTGATGTTCTTGGTGACATCATTGGGTGTTTGCAACGCGAATATGATGCAATCCACAAACTTGGAATGAAAGAGTTTAACGACATTCGCTTTGGGGGAAAAAAATAATGATGATCCAACTGAACCCCCCGATACCAGTTGACACCCCGAAGGGGTCGGCCTTGGCTCATGTCCTCGTGGACTACGGCATCGAACACAACCTCAACTGGGTGTGCTTTCAGGACGCCACTGGCGAGTGCTGGACGTGGCCCAACAGCGACATTCGCGCGCAGAAGAACATCACCTATGGGAGGTTGGACAAATGATCTACGTCTTACTCCTACTGACGCATAGCTCCCCTGTGACGATCAGCTCAAGCTACGATTTCACCAGCCTCGAAAACTGCCAGAAGGCTTTGGTTGCAATCGAAGAACGGGCTAATGGCCCTTGGGGCGTTGCCTATGGGGTTTGTGTGCAGAAATGATTGTCACAGCAGCGGCGGCCACCTGCTTGGCCATGAACGTTTATTTTGAAGGGCGCGGCGAGGACTATGACGGCCAGCTTTTGATCGCCGAGGTCACCATGGAGCGCGTGTATGAGGCGGGGTTTCCCGACACCGTCTGCGAGGTCGTCTGGGACAAGGGCGCGTTTAGCTGGACCACCGATGGCAAGAGCGACCGCCCCAAGGACACCGAGGCTTGGCTGCAAGCCCAGATCGTCGCAAACACCGTGCTGCTCTGGGGGTGCCAACTGTGCAGCGGCGCGACCTATTACCACAACCGTGATGTCTACCCCTACTGGGCCGACGACATGGAAATGGTGGGGATGTACGGCAACCATGTTTTTTATCGTGAGAAGGGGTGCGATGAATGAACGATCCTCAGATGCACTGGCTTGACATGCCGGACTTTGATCAGCCGAGCCAGAAGCCGTTTGCCACGATCAACGTGCGGGTGGCGACCGAGGAAGACCTGATCGCGCTGTCCAAGGCGCTGGGGCAGCCCCTGACAGCCAAGACCAAAAGCGCGTGGTATCCGCAGGCGGAGCCGTCAGGCGTGGGAGCAAAGCGGTGGAAGTAAGCCCCATCTACATCGTCTCGAAGAACCGCTGGAACCTGTGCCTGACAGCCAAGGCGCTGGACCTGATCGGCCTGCCCTACCGTGTGGTGGTCGAGGCCAGTCAGTGGGATCAATACGCGCAGCACATCGACCCAGCCCGCCTGTTGACCCTGCCCCAAAGGTATCTGGACCAGTACGACACCTGCGACGATCTGGGAGACAGCAAGAGCAGGGGACCAGGCGCGGCGCGCAACTTTGCGATGGACCATTCCATCCAGATGGGCGCTGCGTGGCACTGGGTGATGGACGACAACCTGCACGACTTTCACCGCCTGTACCGCAACGAGAAGGTGCCTGTCCGCACCCCGAACGGCTTTCTGGCGACCGAGGCGTTTGTCCGGCGGTATGAGAACGTGCCATTGGCGGGGCTGAATTACTATTCATTCTGCAAGACCACGGACGCGGTTCCACCATTCGTGGCAAACACCCGCATCTATTCGTGCCTGCTGATCCGCAACAACATCGGGCTGCGCTGGCGCGGGCGGTACAACGAGGACACGGACCTGTCGCTGCGGGTGCTGAAGCGGGGCGACTGCACCATCCAGATGAACGCATTCCTGTGCGGCAAGGTCACCACGCAGCGCATGAAGGGCGGCAACACGGATGAGTTCTACGCCGCCGAGGGGACGCTGCCCAAGAGCCAGATGATCGCCGACCTTCACCCCGATGTGGCGAAGGTGGTCTTTCGGTTCAACCGTTGGCACCACCACGTTGATTATAGGCCGTACCGAAACAACCGACTGAGGTTGTTGGGGGACTGGCGCGAGGCGCAGGGCATCGACCCAAGCAAGTTGAAGTTTGAGATGGTCACCGTGCCATTCAAAAGGGCAGAAGAAACCCCCGCGCATCGCGGGTGGTACGCCAACCATGAGGATGAAATATAATGATCGCACAACTTCTAACCATCGCCGCCATTGTGATCGTGGCCTATGCGGCGTTCTTCACTATCACCATCACGGCTATTGCAAGCCTGCCACCTGACATGACGGGGCTGGCGGTGCCACTGGGGATCATGGCGGCCATTGTGGTGCTGTTGGGGGTCTACCAACTATGCGGGTGAGCATCAGGGGCGTGACCTACGAGACGGTGCGCGCGGCGGCTAAGGCACATGGCGTGTCCATCAGCCACATTTACAACAAGGTTGCCAGCGGGACGCAAGACAATATCGGTGTCGGGGTGGGCCGCTGGCGAAAACCCCGTCACAGGTTCGATGGGAACAAGATCGTCCTGTACGGGGTTGAATTTCCATCCATGACGGCGGCGTCTTTGGCGCTGGGGTTCAAGCGGCACTACGTCCGAGGGGCGATGCGGCGGAAGGGAGAGGTAAGCATGACACGGATCAGGGAGGCTGTGGCGATCTATGAACGCAAGACAGAAGGATGAGCAGTTGCTGGATATCTTGGCGCTGCGGAAGGTCAGGCCGCCATCTTATGTGGCGCGGAAGTTCGGGCTGACGGGGGAGCATGTGGTCAAGACGTGCCGCGCGATCCGCGATGCAGACATAATTTACAGCAAAGAAGAAATTGCAAAAATTATGTTGCACTACCCGATTAAGTGAAATAAGAATAGTGAACGTAACCCAACCAAGGAGACTACCATGAACGCTTCTGACATCCTGCGCGAGATCACCCGCTTGGAAAAGCTGTTGACCAACAAGGGCTTCACCGCCCCCAAGATTGAAATTTCGGTCGGCTTCTCCACCCGTGAACTGACCTCCAACATCGCCTATAAGGCTGGCGGTTCTTCCGAATACCATTTCATCCACGTCGAAGCCCTTGACGGCTTTGAGAGCGTGATTGCTGACACCGAGGATTACATCAACGGCCTGAAGTCGGTGGCGGAAATCCAGCGCGATGCCTTCGTTGCATCGGTGGGCCGTCTGATCGACCAAGGCCGTGACATCGGGATAGAGGTGGATTTCCTGAACCCGCTGGTCGATATGATGGGCAAGCTGTCCCACAACATCCTTGAAGACGCGGCGTAACACTGCGCCACGCAGACGGAAAGGAAGGGGGCCATTTCGGCCCCCTTTTGCTTTTACAGGGGTGCGGCACTTAGCTGCGAGAACGGAAAGAAATAGACGCGGTTGCCCATTTCCTGCGGCACCATTTCAGCAGACCCCTCCAGCAGACCCGCCAAGCGTTCGCGGATTTCCTTGGGGATTGAGGCGGTGCGGGTGTTCTTCTTGCCAGTCAACAGGCGGCTGCCATCGGGCGTCAACTGGATTGCGAAGCCCTGACCAGACAGATAAAATTCGGCCTTGTCGCCCTCTTGGTACAGGCCAGACGGCAGTGCCAGCAGGCAGGTGCCTTTGTCGCCATAATTCCGCAGGGCAAACTTTGTGCGTGGCGGGCGTCCCGTTCGGGTGCCTTCCAAGACTTCTGCGCGGCTCAACTTCCTAACTAAGATCAGATCGTCCATTGGGAAAACTCCATAAGGGTTGTTAGTATAACACCACTAGTGGTTTTTTAATTCCATGTAAAGACCTGCGGGGGTAGCGTATCCTTGCTACGCTACTGGGTGGGGGTCCGGATACGCTACTTTTACACTATTAATAGTCTATTTATATATATATTATATATATATATATATAGTAGAAGTAGTAGAGTAGAGTATCTCTTGAGATTGTCTTATAGAGAGTTATTATTAAAAGTCTCTTAAGGGTGAATGATTTTGGGTAGAAGAATATATTGTATTAAGATGATACGCTACTACCTACTCTACGCTACTCAAAAGCACTGATGGAACAATGGTTTAGTAGAAACGGGTAGGGTATCCGTAACGTAGCAAAAAGGCCCCCAAAGGGAGCCTTTCGCCGTTTTTGGGTCAAACTAGGTCAGAAGTGCTGACCTTATTTCAGTCCCTTTGCTTTGATCGTGATGCGCTCGACCAAGATCGCCTTTTTGCAGGCTTCGATCTGCTCTGCCGACAGGAACGACTGGAGCAGGGTGTTATCGACGCGCTTCTGCTCGGACAGGCCGAGGACAACGTCACAGGTGACGCCGATGTGGCGTTCGATGCCCGATGCCTTGATCTGGGCCTTGAGGGCGTCCAGAGCGGCGATGGCGTCATCGGCTGCGGCCTTGGCGGCTGCGTACTGGTCGGCGAGGGTGATGGTGGAATTGAAGGTCATGTCAGTCTCCATGTGGTTGGTTGGTTTCCGTGAGATGGTTATGGCACAGTGCAAAGTACGATGCAACAGAAAAAATGTGCTGATACCAACATTTTTTTATTGTGCCTGCCGGAGCGTTTGGTATGGTGCCAACACCAACCACGGAGGGATGGATGACTGAAGACAATCTTTGGGTGCTGTTCGAGGCCACGGGGCAACGCTTCCCTGTGCGCTTTTACCAGACCACTGACCGATGGACGGTCGAACTGCCTGCGGGGCAGGTGTACGAGGGCGAAAAAATGACCGACCTGCGGCGGGAGCTTAAGGCGGACTTCAAAAAGGTGAGGATAACAAATGCTGTGGAGTGATGATGTGCTGAAAGAAAACAGCCACGAGATGAAACGTCTGTGGCTGGCTGGGACGATTGCGGCGGGGCTGTGTGCGGATGGGACGCGTGGTGAATATGTTGCCCAGAAAAGCGTAGAACTGGCCGATCTGATCTTGGAAGAACTAGCGAAGAATAACCCGTGGGAGAATGGGAGAAAGAAGACATGAACTGGCTTATGAAAAAACTGTTTGGCAAGGATGAGCCGCTGCGGGTCTACATCACCGACCAGCGCACCCCTGAACAGGAGGCAATGTTCAAGGAACAGTTGGCCATTCAGGCCATGCTTGGCTTCGAGCGGGGCGACAGCCACCAAAACTGGCTGAGGACGCACCAGATCATGCTGGACCACGAAAACCGTATCAAAGCCTTGGAGGGCAAGAAATGAAGAACGATATCGAAGCGGGCGCGCCAGAGGGCCTCTGCAGCGTCAAGATGGCACCGCCTAGCCCAACCCCTGCCGATGGGGCAGATCGCGCT